TCCTGCACCCAACCGTGCCGGACAGCCAGATCCACCTCCCTTGACAGCCCACCGGCCGCCAAACTATTGGAGATGGTGCACCTCACACCATCCGCGAAATGGCCGTATTTCATCGACTCGGTGAGGATCTTCACAGGGTCATCATCCTTCCAATACTCTGGTAGGATGTCACCTAGATCACTCCCAAGCCGAAATAAATCATCACGGCTGAACTCCATCTCGCTGGACATAGCCAGTTCATCCGCCAGGTTCATTGCCCAGTTTGCAATGCTCGGCACCCTATATGCGATGCCCGCTACCCTCGAAACAAGCGACGCGGCCACAATACCACGCCACTTTTCCGAGTCAGCAGCGTCCACCGCTGCCTTACTGGTCGACCTGAAGAGGTTGTTGAGCAACCTCGGGATGTCTGGAACCTCGGTGCCAGGTACTAAGCCCGCACCATCCACTACTGCTTTCCAGCCACAGAACTCTGCAACATCTCCATCGCGCCGGCAAAACACCTTTGGTCGGTGGCCCAACTTGGTCCATCGCGCGGCAACTTCTTTCAGCTCCACGTCGGACAGTGCTCGACCTCCCAATCTGAGGAGTGAGTCATCACCCTCTAACCAGATCAAGAAATCTCGCGACGTACCGAAAACGTCTTTAAACTTCTTGGAGCCGGGTTTCACGAAATGTTTGCATTCGTGGCCACCTATCGTCCATGCCCAACAGAAAAGGTTGAGAACCCAGTTGAGCACCGACGTGCCTCGGTGGCCTGACCTGCGGATAGCGTCAATCACTTCCTTACAGCGCTTCCGGAGCACCTCACGTGCTGCGGCGTCTGCTGTCCACTGGCCAGCTTGGCTTACTTGTTCTACCACAACCCTCCCGGGCTTGGCATGAATTTTCAGCTTTTTCTTTTTGTTCTGTTTGCTGTGCGTCGGGGCGTAGTGACTAAGTGGCGTGATGAGATGTTCAATCCTGCGAGCAATCGCGTCGACTAGTGGATTTTCTATCAAATCACGTAATCCGTGGCTGCAGCATGTATCCCACGCCGAACCATCGTTTTCCACAATCACACACGTGTTTCCGCGCGTTTCGGGGTGTCCTCTTGACTCCGCGACGATCTGAGCCATACGATCCGCTTTCGGTGCGCCCTTAATAGTCCGTTTCTTGTTAGTCTGGACTAACCACCTCTCAAGTACTCCGATGGTGGTGGCCGCCATCAGCGCGCCAGCATCTCCATCTGC